GCTGGGGTTTCAAGATCAAGTTCTGGGCGCAGTAGTGGGAGAAAGGTTCGACTCACCCCGAGCCAAGTCGCAATAGCGAAAAAACTGGGTGTGCCGCTAGAAGAATACGCGAAATACGTGAAGGAGTAAGAAGATGACTGATTCAAATGATAAAGGTATCGACCGCACTTCTCGCGCTAACCAGACTAGAGAGAAAACGGCCGCGCGTAAGCCGTGGGCTCCACCGTCTATGCTAGATGCACCGCCTGCACCGGATGGTTTTAAGCATCGTTGGATTCGTGCCGAGACGCGCGGATATGATGATCGTAAAAACATCAGCGCTAAAATGCGCGAAGGTTGGGAGCTTGTCCGTCAGGATGAATATCCCGATTTTGAAAGCCCGGTAGTCGAAACAGGTAAATATGAAGGTGTCTTTGGGGTGGGTGGTTTAATGCTTGCTCGCATTCCTGTCGAAACCATTAAAGAGCGTACTGATTATTTCGCAAAACGAAACGCGGACCAATTAGAAGCTGTAGATTCCGACATGATGCGCGAGAATGCACATTCAACCATGACGATTAGTAAAGCTGATCGTCAATCTCGTGTAACTTTTGGCGGCCCAAGGAAGTAAAATTATTAGGGCTGCTTCCCACTAAGGAGAAAGATAAATGGCTAATACAGATTCATCTTATGGCCTTCGACCTATTTCCCGGCAAGGCAGCACTGTCTCGTCTGGGGGTATGACCGAATATCGTATTGCATCTGACAACACTAACCCAATTTTCCACGGCATGGCGGTTATTCCGTTGGCTGGGGGCGTTATTGACGATCTACAAGCTGCGGCTGGTGGTAACGTTTCTATCGCGGGTGTGTTTGGCGGATGTGAATACGTTTCATCTACGACAGGAAAACCTGTGTTTTCTAACTATTGGCCGGGCTCTGGCGCAGACAGCGACTTTCCTGTCAAAGCGTTTCTGTACGACGATCCAAACCAGTTGTTCCAAATTGCTACATCTAACGTAGTCGCTGCGGCAAACACTGAAGCGGAAATTCGTGCGGCTGTGTTCGCAAACATTGCGTTTGCAACAGGCAACTCTGGCTCCACCGCGACGGGTCTCTCATCTGCAACCGCAGATTTGAACACTATCGCAGCTACCAACACTTTGGCACTGAGGATTATGGGCATTCAAGACGATGCGGCTAATTCCGACTTCACGGCTGCGGGTATCCCATTAATTGTTCGTATAAACAACCACTTCAATGCGCCTACTGGTTCCATTGCTGCTGGCACTGTTTCTACAACTGGCGTATAAGGAAGGGTATAGACAATGGCTATTTCTCGCGCACAACTAGCTAAAGAGCTAGAACCGGGCCTTAACGCACTGTTTGGCTTGGAATATGACCGTTATGAAAACGAGCATGCTGATATCTTTGACGAAGAAAGCTCTGACCGAGCTTTTGAGGAGGAGGTTATGCTCGGAGGTTTCTCAACAGCCCCTGTTAAGGGTGAAGGTTCTGCCATCACTTTTGACGACGCTCAAGAGACCTACACAGCGCGTTACACTCACGAAACTATCGCACTAGCGTTCTCTATCACAGAGGAAGCTATTGAAGACAACTTGTATGATCGTTTGGCGTCTCGTTACACCAAAGCTCTGGCTCGCTCTATGGCGCAGACAAAGCAGATCAAAGCGGCAGCTATTCTGAACAATGCGTTCAGCGCAGGTGCTTCTGCAATTGGTGACGGCGCAGCACTTTGCTCTGCGGCACACCCTTCGTTGTCGGGCAATCAGACAAACCTTCTAGCCGTAGCGGCCGACCTCAACGAGACTTCTCTTGAGCAGATGCTGATCGACGTTGCAGGTTTGACTGACGAGCGTGGTCTGAAGATTGCGGTTCGTGGCATGAAGTTGATTATCCCTAAAGAACTGCAATTTATTGCAGAGCGGGTTCTTAACTCTAACCTACGTCCCGGAACAGCGGACAACGATGCCAACGCGATGAAGAACATGGGCATGCTGCCTGAAGGAGCGACAGTTAATCACTTCCTCACAGACAGTGACGCTTATTTCATCAAAACTGACGCCCCTAACGGCTTCAAGCTCTTCAACCGTTCACCAATCAAAACCGCCATGGAAGGCGACTTTGACACAGGTAACATGCGGTTCAAGGCTCGTGAGCGTTATTCCTTCGGCGTAAGTGATTGGCGTTCTGTCTTTGGAACTCCCGGCGCAGCGTAAAAGCTACGAAAATGTTATGGATAAGGGGCGGCGAAAGTCGCCCCTTTCTTTTTGTTTGGTAATCCTTTATCGTTCTACTATCCCTGACAGCCGCATGGTGCGGCTGACTTAACCCTCGACAGGAGATTCTCATGGGTAATTCTACTTTTAGCGGACCAGTGCGTTCGCAAAACGGTTTTGAAGATATTACAACCAACGCCACAACGGGCGCTGTAACTACAAATTCCACATATAATAATGACGCTTCTATCGGCGGTAACCTCACGGTAGCTGGCTCTGTATTTTCTGGTGGAATGCCTACTTTAGGTGGACTTACTGTAACTGCTAAAGCCACATCTGGCACTGTTACTTATGTTGCTGGAATTAACATCAATCCTTTTACTGGCGGCGCACAACAGGTTACTACTCTCCCGGCTGCGACAGTTGGCGTTGTGTGTATCCACGCTCAGTCGGTAGACACTACTGGGGGAACTGCTTTCCTTAGTTTTGATTGTGCAGGTAGCGATGCTTATGAAACAGGCAGCATTATAGAGAGCCGTACTAGCTCCGCAGTTACGTTTGATGCGTCAACTGCTGGGGAAACTTTGTTGAAGTTTACGCCTGCTAACGCAACAACGAACTTGATGAGCATTGGCTCTTACATCTACTTCACTTGCACAACAGCGGGACTGTGGAATGTTTCGTATAATTTACAACATCTTGGTGCGGGTACTACAGGCACGTTTGCTTTTGCAGCCTAATAATCATTTTGGTTGGGAGCTTCGGCTCCCACCTATAACCATAGGAGATTAATATGGCAGATGCTGTAACCTCACAAACTCTGATCGACGGCGGTAAACATGTCGTTATGAAGTTCACTAACGTTTCCGACGGGACCGGAGAGTCTGCCGTCACAAAGGTTGATGTTTCTGCTTTGGAACCCAGTGTGGACGGTGAAGCCTGTACGGGTGTTGTGATTGAACGTATTTGGTGGCAGTGCATTGGTATGAAGGTTCAAATTTTTTGGGATGCGACTACGAACGCATTTTGCATTGAGCTTGGCGAAAACCAGAGCGGCTCCCACGACTATACCGTTTTTGGTGGTTTAACCAACAACGCGGGAAGTGGCAAAACCGGGGACCTTGCTTTTACAACCGTAGGTCATACGAGCGCGGATACTTATACAATTATTTTGTATATGCGTAAAAAGTATGGCTGACACTAAGAAAAAAATGCCTGCGCGAAACAAAAAGAATTTCCGCCCTACTGAATCTGGGGCGGGAATGACGGAAGCGGGTGTAAAAGCCTATCGAAAAAAGAACCCCGGTTCTAAGTTGAAAACGGCGGTCACGGGAAAAGTTAAAAAAGGTAGCGCGGCTGCAAAACGGCGTAAGTCTTACTGCGCTCGCTCGGCAGGTCAAATGAAAGATTTTCCAAAAGCGGCAAAAGACCCCAACAGTCGTTTGCGCCAAGCTCGTAAAAGATGGAAGTGTACCTAATGGCTAAACAAGGACTTTATTCGAATATCCAAAATAAGCGAGCTAGAATTGCAAAGGGTTCTGGCGAAAAAATGAGAAAACCGGGTTCTAAAGGAGCGCCAACGGCGGCGGCTTTTAAAGATGCGGCTAAAACGGCTAGTCCTGTTATTAAAGCAAGTTCAGGTGGCCCTATTGCGGGAGCAAAGACTATGATGAAGAAAAAAGGTTATGCAAAAGGCGGCGCGACTAAAAAGATGAAAACTGGCGGCGCGGTTAAAAGAAACATGGGTGGCGCTATGATGAAGAAAAAAGGTTATGCAAAAGGCGGCGTTACTAAAATGAAACGCGGCGGCGCGGCTAAGAAAAAGTAATTAAATGCCTTTTTTGCAAAGCAATATACCACACTTTAAGTGTTGGGTTCGTCGTGAGTATACGGTCAACCATGAGCGTTATCACGGCGAATTTCTACACGCCATGGTGATTGCTGTAACTACAATGCCCAACCGTTGCTTGAGCTTTCAAGTAATATTTACGGGTTGTGAGGCTGATGAGGACGGTGACGAAAACGTTCACGGCGGCGCAATGTGGGCTCGCATGCCTATAACTGCCTTGGTTGCTGATGAGCCTTTAGAAGATTGGCCCGCTCCAATGGCGGTACACAATGCGCAACCTTGGGACTGTCCGTCCCATACTCATGCGGTATATACCTTAGAAAGAGCTACACCGTGCCCTTGGATGGCAAAGATAGATGGCAAATTCTTTCCAGCAAAGTATATGTTTACGGTTGATTATACCGACACCGACGTTGCGGATGACCCTGCTCAACACAAACAGGCTCATGTTATGCAGCTTTTGGATGCTGGCGAATGGACGGGCAATATTGTTGCGTTGCCTAACAACCGTGTGCGGGTAACTCATCCTGCTTGGTTTGAGACAGGCAAAGGCGCTCCAGACTTCAAGCCTTCCCAGCATGTACATTATTCTAAATCTGATTTAGACTATACACTAGATGTAAACCAGATATTCGACAATATTTACAGCGAGGAATGATATGGCGGTTTCTAACAGCGTAAATTTTGAGCTAGACGTGGCTGAATATATTGAAGAAGCCTTTGAGCGTTGTGGCTTAGAGGTTCGGACGGGTTACGACCTAAAATCAGCCAAGCGTTCTTTGAATCTAATGCTGGCCGAATGGGCCAACCGGGGTTTAAACCAGTGGACTATTGCACAACGCACCGTTGCAATGGTGGAAGGCACGGGCGAATACGCTTTGGGTGCGGATGTTATTGATATTTTATCTTTGGTAGTTCGTCGGGATGGAACAGATTATTCTTTGGCTAGGTTAAGTCGAGACGACTATATTACAATCCCAAACAAAACTACGGACGGTCGCCCGAACCAGTTCTTTTTAGACAGGCAGGTTACACCGAGCCTTAAACTTTGGCCCGTTCCTGACAACAGCACAGACGTTGTTTATTACAACGCGCTCACTCGCATGGATGATGCGGATACTTATATAAACAACATGGATATGCCCTTCCGGTTTTATCCTTGCTTGGCTGCGGGTTTGGCCTATTATATTGCGGTAAAGCGGGCTCCTCAACGTGTTCAACTTTTGAAAGCCATGTACGAGGAAGAGTTTGAGCGGGCCATGACTGAGGACCGTGATCGTGCGTCGTTTAACGTTGTACCTCAGTACGACTATTATAGGATGGGATGATGAGCAAGTTTGCGTCGGGCAAGAACTCTTATGCAATCTCTGACCGATCCGGGTTCCGGTATCGTTATAGAGACATGCGCAAAGAGTGGAACGGCTTGCTGGTTGGCCGCGACGAGTTTGAACCCAAGCAACCTCAACTGGGGCCTTTTCGAAAAACAACTGATCCCGAGGCTTTAAAGAACGCCCGCCCAGATGTAGCAGAAACTTTAGACGTTTATGTTGGGATTGCTTTAGTTGAAGAACCATACCCGCTTCCCATAGTGGGCTATGGCCTTGTAGGAGTTATTACGGTGGTTACAACATGAGCTATACTTACACCACGCTAAAGCAGGCTATACAGGATTACACTGATAACGACGACACTACGTTTATAAGAAACCTGCCTTTGTTTATAAGAAACACTGAGGAGCGTATTTTAAAGAACGTTCAGCTTAACTTGTTCCAAAAGAACGATGCGGGTAATATGTCTGAAAACAATAAATACTTAGGCGTCCCCCCTGATTTCTTAGCGCCTTTTGCCTTGTCGTACACGAGCAGTTCTGGCGACGTTGTATTTATGGACTTCAAAGACTCAGACTTTGTGCAGTCTTTCAATCCTGACCACACCGTTACGGGACCCCCTCTTTATTATGCTCAATACGACCTAGAAAACCTTATTCTGGGTCCGACCCCCGATGCGGGTTATGCGGCTGAAATGCACTACTTTTATCGCCCCGCGAGCTTAACTCAAAGTACTTTTACTCTGACGTTAAGCGGGGTTACGGGTACTTTTACTTCGGCGGATACGGTTACGGGGTCCACCAGCGGCCAATCCGGCGACGTAACGGATGTTCCGACCTCGACCACAATTGATGTAGTTATTCCAAGTGGCGATTTCGTAGTTGGGGAAACCCTTACGGGAGACGTTACGGGGGCTACAGCGACTCTTGCCTCTATTGGCGCGGATTCCACGGTAACGTGGATAGCAAAAAACGGGGATTTAGCGCTTTTGTACGGAAGTTTGATGGAGGCCTCTATCTTTATGAAAGGCGAGCAAGACATGCAGGTTTTGTACGAAAAACGTTTTGTAGAAGCCATTATGGGGCTCAAACTCCTTGGCGAGAGCAAGCAAGTAACGGATGAGTATAGAACAGGACCAGTGGTGAGGCAGAAACAATGAATAACATGTCTTTTGGCGTATCAATGTCTAATGATTTTAAGGTGGGGGTTGAGACTACGGACAACCGCGGTTTTACCCCTGAAGAAACGGCGAAACGTTGTGTGAGCAAAATCATAAATGTTTCCGAAACCGCGCCCCCCGAAATACGGGATCAGGCTCTTGCGTACCGAAATGAGGTTGAGAAGGTCATAGCCGTCTATATGAAACAGGCTATTCAAAGCGACCGAACTACGGTATATAATGCAATTAAAGATGCGGGCCAGCCGACGCTGGCCGAGTATATAAGGAAAATGTAGATGGCTTTTAACGGCAACTTTCTATGTACTTCGTTCAAAGTAGAATTGATGAAGGCAGTGCATAATTTCACGGCAGCGAGCAACGTTTTTAAACTTGCTCTTTATGACAACAGCGCAACCTTCACTGCGGCAACTACTGCTTATACTGCAACCAATGAGATTAGCGGAACGAACTACACGGCTGGAGGTAACTTCTTGACCAGTGTAACGCCTACGAGCAGCAGTACGACCGCTTTCACGGATTTCGCTGACGAGGTGTTTTCGACGGTTACTATTTCTGCTGTTAGGGGCGCTTTGATTTATAACGAGGCGGCTTCGGGGGACCCAACTGTTTGTGTGTTAGACTTTGGCGCGGATAAGGCGGCTAGTTCCGGCGATTTTACTATTGTTTTCCCAACGGCGGATGCTTCTAACGCGATTATCCGGATAGCCTAATGGCCGATCCGGTTGCAGCCTTTCAAGGGTGGAACAGTTCCATCCAAGGGTGGGACACGGGAACTTGGAATACCAATGTTGCCTTTCCGTTAACTGCGACCGCCCAAGTAAACAGTGCTGCGGTCAACATTGCGGGTGACGCGGTTGGGAATGTTGGCGCGGTAGTTGGAACAGGGGCCGTCGGCGCGGTTACGATAGTCGGTGCTGCAAATGTTTCGGTTACTGGAGTTGCGGGAACCGCGGTTCTAGGCAGTTTCTTTACGACAAACACCGTAGTTCAAATGACTTCGGCTATTGGCACCACTACTATTGTTGGTCATGCCAACGTTGACGTGACAGGGGTAAGCGCCACAGGCGTAATGGGGGTGTTAGGGTCAACATGGGGTAAGATTATTCCAGACCAGACGCCCAATTTTGTAAACATAACGGCCTTTCAAGACCCGTCTTGGGTTCAAATTGAGCAAGGCACAGTAGTATAGGATAAAAACATGGCAAGTGTATATACAAATGACTTACGGTTAGAGGAAATTGGTTCCGGAGAACAGTCGGGCTCTTGGGGCGATACCACCAACACTAACTTAGAATTAATTGCGGAAGCGTTTGCTTTTGGCACGGAGACAATTACGACCAACGCCAACACACATCCAACCACGATTGCGGACGGTGCCAGTGATCCCGGTCGCGCAATGTTTTTAAAATACGGGGGGGCGCTTGACAGCGCCTGTACTATTACGCTTGGCCCAAACACGGTTAGCAAGATGTGGTTTATTCACAACGCGACCACAGACAACAGCGGAGATAGCAGCGGTCCTTTCAGCATTATAATAGCTCAAGGAAACGGTGATACAACGGTTACGATACCCAACGGCCATGTTAAAGTGGTCTACTCAAACGGCGGGGGTTCTGGCGCGGTTATAACTGACGCCTTCGCCGCACTGTCCGTTGTGGACTTGTTGGTTGATGACGCTCTGACTGTTAACGGGGGCTCAATATTTAATCAAACTGGAGAAGCCGCCCCTGATTTTAGAGTAGAGACTAACGATTTTGACCATATGTTCTTTATTAATGGTGGATTGAATAACACAGCTATTGGATTCAACGCACTTCCAGAAAATCAAGGCGCTGGTATTGGTATTCTTACTGGCAGCGGCAATGGTGGTGTACATCTCTTTAGAGAAGACGGTTCTTTTCCTTCCGCAGATGAAAGTTTAGGAAGCTTTGGTTGGTCTGGAGCTGATTCCAGTGGCAATCTTTCAACCGCAGACGCTAAAATCACTGCTTTTGCAAATGAAAATATGGCTGCTGGAGATGCTGGCACAAACATACAGTTCTATACTAAAGCTGATGGTGTTAACCAAGGCACTGGCCCAACAAGTCAGATGACGATATCCAGCACTGGCTTTGTTGGAATTGGCACGACTGCACCTTTAACACTGCTTCACATAACAGAAGATTCAGGATCGAGTTCCGCTGATTTAACTCTTGAACGGCAGGATACAAGTGTTTCGGTTAACAATTCTATCGGATCAGTTTTATGGTTCGCAGGAGAAGATGGTGGAGAAGCTAAAGTTGGGCGAATAGGTATTGTTGCAAATGGTAATTTTACAGACAGCAATAGCGAAACATACATGCTTTTTGAAAACACCGCTAATGGTGCAGTAGAATCCAGAGAAACTATGAGGATTAGGAACACTGGTGACCTTGTACTAGCAAATACAGACGGTACATTTCAAACGGACACAGACGGTACTAACAACTTCCGTGCAGGTAAAAACGCAGGTATCTCAATATCCACAGGCGATTTCAACGTCTTATTGGGCGATGAAGCTGGAACGGCGGTAGCCGCAGGTATTGGAAATGTTGCTGTTGGATACAAGGCTTTAAAATCAGAAAACGGACACGGCACTAATGTTGCTGTTGGTGCATACGCATTAGAAGATCAGGATGCTGCTGCTGACGCTTATAATGTTGCAGTAGGTTATAATGCTGGACTTAATGCAGCTACCTCCTTGTTTTCAACTTATGTTGGGGGTCAAGCAGGGGGTCTTGGTGTAATTACTGGAAACACAAACACCGTAGTTGGCTATATTGCAGGCTACGATTTGACCAGCGGAAATGCCAATGTTTTGGTGGGCGGATATTCTGGCACTAATTTAACAACTGGACAAGACAACGTAGCCATAGGAACCAGTGCATTAGATGTAGACGTTGACGGTAATAATTCAGTAGCCATAGGTCGAAATGCTTTAGGTTCACAAACTGGCACTGATGCGGATATGCACAATACGGCAGTCGGATTTGAGGCTGGTAAGGGATCGACCACAGGCAAGTTTAATACCTTTATTGGGAGTGTATCTGGTGGAAGTGGTGTTACTACAGGAACCCACAACACAGCCGTTGGTATGGAAACTCTATATGCTCTGACAAGCGGAGTTGAAAACAATATTTTTGGCTACCAAGCAGGATCAAAAATAACTACGGGAGATTTCAACGTAGCTATGGGGCATGAGGCACTAGAAACAGAAGATACGGGTTCTGGTTCTGTCGCTATTGGGCATAGGGCTTTAAAGGTTCAAAATAATGACGCTCTCAATTACAACGTTGCGGTGGGCTACGCCGCAGGTCTTACACTCTCAACTGGGATACAGAACACCCTAATCGGTGGTTTCGCGGGTGATGCACTTGCAACAAATGGTGGTGACAATGTAGCTCTTGGATTCGAGGCATTAAGTGGAGAACAACAAGCCTCAAGAAATACTGCAATCGGTAGAGGTGCTTTAAAAGTTCAAAATATTAATACTAACAGTAATTCTTATAATACAGCAGTAGGAGCGTTAGCAGGTACATCAGTCTCAACTGGCGTTGGTAACCAATTATTTGGTTCTCTAGCGGGAGATTTAATTACAGAGGGCGATTATAATGTATGTGTTGGATATGATGTTGGCTCAAGTGTCCAAAACCTTACGACAGGTAACAAAAATATTTTAATAGGATATAAGACCAGTGGTCCATCAACAACCGATAACGCTATCGGAATAGGTGACACTGTAACTGTATCAGCTAATGACTTTTCATTTGGTAAAGCTAGTAATGTTGTAACAAATGACTTTGATGCAGATGCTAACTGGTCACGGTCATCGGACGAACGGTTAAAGAAAAACATTACAAATCAAACATTAGGTTTAGATTTTATTAATGATCTCAGGACTGTTAAATACAATTGGAAACCATCTGATGAGTTAGATGCTAACGATGCACAGCTTGCACACCTACGCAGAGAAGATGAAGACGGTAATATTATTAATGATATGAACACAGACGTATTAATGCACAACTTTATTGCTCAAGAAGTTAAAGCTGCATTAAACACGGCTGGTGTATCAGAGTTTGCTGGATGGAAAGAAGATCAGTTTGGGGTGCAGCAAGTATCCCGTGAGATGTTTGTCATACCACTAGTCAAGGCGGTTCAGGAACTATCAACAGCATTAGACGCAGCCTTGGCTCGTATAGCAGTATTGGAAGGATAAGACATGGCAATTACATTCACATGGTCCGTCAAGGACATGCACAGAGTAGCTGCAACAGGTGCAGTTTATCGTGTAGATTGGTCTTGCAGTGGCGTTGATGAAGACACTGAGGTAATCCACAGTCGGTCAGGGTCATACTTGCACACAGGTGAAGTTGATGTGGCAGAGGTTACAGAAATTCGAGACATTATTACTGGAGAAGATGTTGATGGCAACTATGTTACGGAGACAGTGACAAGAGTTTTAAGTCCTGCGTATAAAAAAGTTGCACAGGCCACTCCTGCCCACACTGCATCAGGATTCACACCATACGCAGACTTAACTGAAGCAGACGTATTAGCTTGGTGTAAGGCTGATGGAGAAGGTGCTAGAACAGAAGCCTTAATAACAAAATCAATTAACACTAAGATAGCTAACAATGCTAACTCAACAGGTATGCCGTGGGCTGCTGAATAATTTTAACCCCAACCCCGAAAGGAGATCACAATGGCTGAGAAAAAAACAAACACCATTACGATCAACGATAAATCTTACACTGAAGACCAATTAAATGACACCCAGAAGGTAATGGTGAACCACGTTGCTGACTTAGATCGAAAGATTGGCTCTGCTAATTTTAGCATCGACCAGCTAAAAATGGGGCGCATGGCGTTTATGCAGTCTTTGACGGCATC